TCATTTAAAATACCAATATTGCTACTATTGTTGAAGTAAAAATAACCTCTGACCGTACTTCCATGATTATCTCTACATTGTAGTCCTCCATAACTACCATTACCATCGAAGGCGAAATAAGCACTACTAGAGGAATAAAAATGATTACTATTAGCGGTATTATATAATCCCTCATTATTATCATTATTTCTCAACCAAGCATTACTATAAATATTGTTGAAAGTAGGACTGGAAGTTGTTAAAACTGATTGGTTTAGATAATCGCTAAATTGATAGCCATCCCATTTATCAGCATCCAAGCCAGAGCCACTGCCATCGTTAGCTTCGTTCCAGACCTTATACCAAGTTGGAGTTCCTAAAGCAGCACTCGACCAGTTTCCTCTGACATATAACAAACCAGCAGATCCAGCACCCATTGTCATCTGCCAGCCGTAAGCACCTCCAGAACTTGTGCCGTCAGTCCCTCTATTGGTGTAATGAAGACAGTTAAATCCAGTCCAATGAGTTGTTCCACTTGGTTGCCCACTAGGACTGCTCCATGTATCCCAGAAGACATTCCCCTTACCCATGCAATCATTTAAAGGAACTGTTCCGTTAGTAGCAGCCCCTACCCAGTAATTTGAATCTGACTGATAATCCCGTCTTGCATAATTACCATCTTTAGCTGATAGGCCCAACCACATCCGCATGTATCTGCCATCGTAATAACGAAGAAATGTGTCATCCGAAGCATGGTATCTGGTCGGTTTAGTAGAACTCCTATCGCCAGAAGTTGAATTAAGATATGAAACATAGAGTTGCGACCCACTATCTCTCAGAGCAATTGTATTTGCGGTAGCAGAACTACTTGAATCCCTTCCATCCAACGTATCCGCATCTAGCCCTGAACCAGATCCGTCGTTATTACTGTGCCAAAGTGTATATCCACTTCCAGTTAAAGGATTATCAACATTCCCTACGGGACACTTAAACACCCAAGTTCCACCAGCATTTAAAAATCCAACATGAGCTGAATCGGCATAAGCCCATCCTCTATCTGTTCCAGAACTATTCATCCCGATTCCACTTGCAGTGGAATGAGTACTTTGATTTATCCAAGCCTTCCAAGTACTTGCTCCACCATTGAAGAGATGACTACCACCAGGAGCAAAAAGACCTGTGCTATTTGCAACGCTTATCCAATTATTAACGTATAGATAACCATTACTAGCCATAACAGCAATGTAATTTCCACCCCCCGATTGTGAGGTAGCAAAGCCATCAACAGTATCCGCATCTAACCCACTACCAGCTCCATCGTTCCCAGCGTGCCAAACAATATTGGCAGCATTATTATTAAGAGTCATATTGCCGTTAAGCTGCTTCTTTATATCCCAACTAGCCCAGTTACCATTTAAGAATCCATAATAAGTGCCATCTCCATAAAGTTGGAAAGCAAACGTACCATCTGATTCGTGCATTGCAAGACCAGCAACAGTGCTTCCTGAGTTAATCCTGAAATTACCGTTATTGTCTTCCCATCCAGTTGTTGTCGTGCGGTCATAGGAACTAAAGAATTTGGTTGCTTCAGAACCATCTAACTTGTCAGCATCTAACCCACTACCTGAGCCGTCATTTCCTGCGTTCCAAACTGTGCTTCCTGCAGCCGATATTTGACCATCGAAAGTAGCACTACCACTTTGACTTATTGAAAATGTGTTATCAGCATCAGTAGCTCTAAAATATAAATTACCTTGATATTGAATATATGAATCGCTACTATTAGCCTGTATTCTTAAGCCTCCTGTATATTCTCCAGTCCAAGAACCGCCAGCAATACGAATATCACTAGCAGCCGCAACGGTTACAGCACCAGCTCCACCAGAAAAAGTAATATCTCCGCTTGCTGTATCAGCAGTATCCGATCTTAAGAACTGGGAAGCAGCTAAACCACTTAAAGAAGAAGCTGAACCTGCACTAACAGCAGCCCAAGTCCCATCTCCTCTTAGGTAAACACCAGAACTAGCCGTACCACTTCCAAGTCTTGCTGTTGCAACCGTTCCAGAAGAAAGATTAGAAGCATTTAACGAGGTTAAACTTGCACCTGATCCGTGAAAATTAACTCCATAAACGTCTTGCCATCTTGCTCCACTTGCTCCCAAATCTAGTGAATTATCCGCATTCGGCTTGGCATCAACAGAGAACATCACTTTGTCATCTTGAACTCTTAGCCTTTCTGCACTACCAGTTGCAAAACGAATTGTTATTCCTCTTATACCGAAATCAGTAAGAGCATCAGCAGCATCATTTATAGCTTGAAATCCTGTAACACTACCAATCTCACCAATACCTCCAGAGAAAGATATATTTTTATTAGTCGCCATGTTCAAAACAATGTTTGAACCGTCAGGCTGTATTTTGTCTAATGAAATTACTCCGACATTTGTTATATCGTTATCCCCTAAACTTATATCCCCTGCAAAAGTGGCTGATGAATCAGGGTTAATGCTAAGAGCAGTGGCTTCCGTACCATTATGAACAACCTTAAACTCTAAATTTCCATAATTACTACCTGCTGCGTTTTGTATCCTTGCTTTCTGATTATCAAACCCGTTATACAATTCAAGCGCATTACCTGCCCTGACTTCTAATGTTCCTGCTACCTTTGCACCTGTTGCAGTCGTGGAAAACTTGGGGCCAGCACCCGCATATTTAAGATCTACAGCTCCATTACTATGGATTTGTATTGCTGTTTGTGCAGCACCTGAACCGTCATTACCTTGAATATATAAATCACCAGTCTTATTAAAGATCATTCCATTAGTTCCACCACTTTCGTGGTAGATCCTTAAATCTGGAACCGCAGGATTACCAAAACCTATAATTTCATTATCGGGAATATAAACACTGGCTGCAAAAGTGGCATTTTGTGAGCTATCAAGCTTTAACGCTTCAGTTGTACCACCTGTCCTTAGAAAAATATCATCTCCTGAGTTAATATATAGATCCACACCAACGGAATTATCTATAACTAGATTTCCACTTGTGTTCGTGGTTTCTAGATATGTAGTACCACCTGCATGATGGTAGATGGAAAAATCAGGTGTTGTTGTATTTCCAAAATATATCCTCTTATAATCTGGGAGATAAACATGTCCTGAAAAAGTGGCATTGCCATTATTTAAAAGCGTAAGTTTATCGACATAAGAACCAGACGTATTATTTGCAAAAGTTAAATCGTTATCGTCTTGATTTGAACCGACTCTCCAACCATCTCCATTATCATCTCCTCTATCAGCAATAAGATATAAATTTGCACTGATACCATCATTACCTTTTACTGTTAAATCTCCAGAGCCATTAAAGGTAAGATTTCCTTCACCTGTAATAGCATTTGCACCTGTAACCGTACAAATAGTGTTATTAGTCGATCCAGAAAGTACAGCTTTGGTAGCAATACTATTTGTTACCGTAGTCGAGAAATTAGCATCATCTCCAAGTGCTGCTGCAAGTTCATTTAATGTATTTAACGTGCCAGGACTAGAGTCTATTAAGTTTGAAATCGCTGTGTCTGTATAGGCTGTCGTTGCTACTTTTGTACTATTATCACTTGCAGATTGGGTCGTAGCTGTTACTCCATTTGGAATTGCTGTAATTGCTTGTATTGGGCCGCTTCCGCTTGATGTTCTTCCGAGTAAAACGTATTGAGCAACATCCTGCATCTTTGCAAAAGTTACTGTTGAATTAGCAATTTTATCTGCATTTATCGCATTGTTTTCAATACGATCTCTAGCTAAAGTTCCTGAGCTAATATTGTCCGCATTTAAGGCAGTTAAACTTGCACCTGATCCGCTAAAAGTGTTTGCTGTTACTGTTGCAGCGAAGGTTGCATTTCCAGCAACAGTAATTACAGAAGTAGCAGAACTTGAACCCTGTTTAAAACCTTTTAGGATCGTGTAAGAATCATTTGTGTTACATAATTCGATATAACCTGATGCAAATGTTTTTACTCCTTGTGCTGTTCCCCCAGTCGGATTGCCAGCTACTTGTAGATTTCCAGTCGATGTGATCGCCCCTGTTACATCAATACCACCAAGAGCATCTAAATTTTGACCAATAGTAACGGTTCCATCCGAAGCAATTTTTAATCTATAAGCATCATTTGTTGTGTCTCTTATTTGAAATAGACCACCATCTAGCTCTAATGAGAAATCACTATCAGCATTTGAATCTGTTAATTGTATTTTAGGAGTAGTATCTGAAAGAGTTAAATCCCTCCCATTAATAGTTCCAGTAGTAGTTATATTCTGAGATCCAAAGTCAGGAGAAATCTTTGTTCCTGCTATCGCTGCGCTTGCGTTTATATCAACATTAACGATTGTACCGTTTTCAATTTTTGCACTTGTTATTGACGAATCAGCAATCATTCCCGTCTGAACTTGGGTTGCTTCTACTGCTCCTGCATTTGAACGACCTAATACTCTATTAGCTGCAATATTTACTAAAGAGGCGTAAGGAATAGTATTAGCAGTTAAACTTGCACCCGATCCACTGAATAGATTTGCCGTTACGGTGTTGGTGACTGTTAATGATCCAAGCGTTCCGACAGAAGTAAGAGAACTATTGACAACAGTAGATCCTAATGTTGTTGCTGTAACAACTTGAGTACCAGCAATCTTATAAGCTTTTCCAGTTGCTACATCAATATGCTGGTTCGCAGTCCAAGCATCTGTACTATCAACCCAATTCCAAGTCTTATCATTTGCACCTTTAAGAGTTAGACCACCTCCATCTGCTCCAGAATCAGAACTATTGCCTGTGGCAAGCTGCAAGTTCTTATCTGTTACATCAATCTGAGTAGAGGAAATCGTAGTCGTTCCACCAGTAACTACGAGATCTCCATAAATTGTGGTCTTATTGTTTGATTCAACTTTTATTGCTCGACCACCATTCGTTGTTATAGATAATTCATTCGCTGCACTACGATATAAACCTGTTGAAGCTGCACTTGTAAACGCAAGACTTGGTGCTGCTTCTGTACCATTAGCGAGTTTTAAATCAACATCAGTAAGGTTCTCAATTAAATTAACAACCTTAATTTTTTTATTCTTATTGGCATTACTGGTTTCACTAATATCAACTATGGGAAGAACATCATCTGAAGCTGGAGTGGTCAGTTCAGTTAAATCTGTAATTTTCTTGTTTGCCACTTCCTTCCCTCTTGGATCTTCTTTAGGATAGTCTAATAATACCTATCAAACCCAGAAGAGAGGAAGATTTTCTTGAATCTTCTTTTTTTCCTATCTTTATTTATTAGCTATGAAAGATTTTACAGATCTCCTGTATGAAGTCGATGATGCTTTGTCATTAGAAACTTGTGACAACATTATCGAAAGATTTCAAGACGACAATACAAAAGCCCCCCCAAAAGAACAAATTCTTGAACTAAAGGAATCTATAGACCTTTACATTAGTGATTCAAAAAAATGGAATGATATTGATGAGATTCTTCTCCAATCATTAACTGAACATTTTGAAAAATATACAGAACAAATAGCAAGAGCTATAGGAAGACCTTTATGGATTAATGAAGTAATGGATAGTGGTTATACGATAAAACAATATCAAGAAGCAGATTATGTTAATTGGCATCAAGACACTGGTTTTACAAGAGACGGATGGAACAGAATGCTTTCATGTATATGGTACTTAAATACGATAGAAGAAGGCGGTGAAACTGAATTTGCATTTGAATACAAGATCAAACCATTAACAGGAAAAATAATTATGTTCCCTGCAACTTGGAATTTCCCTTACAAACATCTTAAGCCTATCCGACAGAGTAAATATATTATTACGAGTTTCTTCCTGACTAGAGAAAGATAATAATTTAACTAGTCCTCATTATGTAGCAGAGGCAATAGTAAGGAGGCATGTTTCTATCTGTTCCACTTACTCCTGAGCTATTTGCTGTATGACTATGAGAACCACCACTATTAACTGAAATCCCTGATCCAGACCAAGCACTCGTACCTGTATTAGCTGCATCAGTTCCCTGTCTAACACTGGTGTCGTGATGATGGCTATCTGTGTCAACGCCTTGATCATTTGTGGTTTTTGTATAACTATGAGTATGACCAGGATCACTGATACCGTGACCATGAGATCCAGTTGAGTTGGTGGTGTGTGTGTGACTAACAACTATTGCATCTTCGTAACCACCTGTAGTACCAGGAGTTTGCGCTCCATTTCCAGTACCAGAACCAAGAACAAACCTATTTCTTAAATCTGGAGTTGCATTACCACCAACAGTGCTTCCATTACATACTGACCATCCACTAGGAATTGAAGCTTCAGATCCATACCAAATAATAATTCCACCAACAGGAACTATGCCAGAAGTCGAAATAGTCTCCCAAGAAGGCGCACTACTAGCACCGTTTGTTCTTAAAAATTGCCCAGCCGTTCCAACTCCTAACGCAACTGTATTGGTAGTAGATGCTTGATATAAAACACGATTAGTAGCACTAATACTAAGGTCATTCGGTTTATAAGAAGTACCATCACTATGCAATAAAGACCCAACTCTTAAACTCGTTGAAATCTTCGCACTTCCAGCAACTTCAAATCTATAACTACCAGGATTGCAGTTGACTCCAAGTCCATTAGCATCCCATTGCCCATAAGCAACAGACTTTGACTCGTTTTGGAAACGATGGCTATCAGCATTATTATAAGCAGTATCAGCATCTACGCCGATCTCATAAGTGCCTTCACTATTCGATATTTTAACGCTAGTTGCAGAACTAGAATTATTTGCATTAGAGTTACAAACATGCAAATGAGCATCAGGATTATTAATATTGACCCCTACTTGATCCCCTTGAATCGTTAATCGTCTCGTATCATTCGTTTTAAAAGTTAATTCATTATCGGCATTGGAATACATGCCTCCATCTGTATCATTACTGCTAAATCCATAACCATGTGATCCATTTGTTATTCCACCACTAACTTTTATCCCCCCAACAACATCTAGCTTGCATCCTGCCGTACCTGATCCAAGCTTTAATCCAGTTGATGTTAAAGCAGCTTGGCGTGATCCTCCTGCCGAGAAGCCAAGAGTACTAGCAGCAGGTAAATATATTCCATTACTAGGAGCTGTACTTCCATCACAACTAAAAGACTGTCCAGAAACAGTACTAGCAGAATCCAATGTCCCTGTAACACTAACATTGCTACTAAATGTCCCTGTTGTTGCCTCTATCGCTGGAAATTGATAAGTAGAAGTTAAAGCACCCCAAGAACTTCCACTCCATTTTTGCCATATATTTGATCCGCTATCCCATTTTATTGCCCCAGTCGGCACGTTTGTTGGCGACCCAGAAAACTGAGTTGCAAGGTCAACATCCCTAGCTTTTACTTCTGCTAAGAAATTTGTATATGTACTGGTGAGTTGAGGATTGCTCCAGTTAGCCATTAGTTACCTCTTGCCGTCCAACTGAAATCCCCACCAACTCTAGTGCCAGAAGTGTTGTATAACAACACTTTAAACGATGTTGGGTTAGGAACATCAGTGAAATCATAAATTGCAATCACAGGGGTTGAACTTCCTTTTGGAGTTACTGTAATTGATTCAACATCTACAAAATCTACAACGAAATTAACTGTTGTTCCACCACTATCACTTGCACTTGCTGTTCCACTTCCTGCATCTGTCTTTTGTTTAGTTTCTAATCTCATATTAAATGCACTTATTCTTAATAAATCATCATTTCCTACACTTGTAAAATCATAACGGAATTTCACATATCTAAAACTTGTTCCAAAAGCGTTGTGAGAACTATTTGCTTGAGTTGTTGCACTCCCAACGTAATCTGTATAACTCGAACCATTTGCACTAATAGATATTTTTGGGGTAACAGAAGTTGAACCTGCCGCATGTGTTCCAGTTAAAGTTGCCACTATTTTTGTGCCTGCCAATACTGTTCCATAATCTAATATTTCTTGATAAGACCCTGACGTAGCAGAAGGCAACCCATAAATTCTTTGTCCTCCTGCTGCCGTTTCAAACGAATTCCAATTTGGATATTGAGGAGAACTTGAAGATCCTGTCCCTATAAAATGATCTTGATAAGTTTTTGAAGTATCTACATTGACAAACAAACTACCTGAATCAGCAAACGCATTTGTTTTAGTAACTGTTGTATTAGTCGAAGCATTAGTGGCGAACGTACTATCAACATTGGTACGAAGAATATAATCTGGTGGCTGATTAACCGTAGCCGTAACACTGTAAGGCTCTCCAGTGTTATTAGCTGAATCAACTGCTGCTATCCAATAAGTAAAAGTCCCAGCAATCGTTTCAAACACAGTGGTAAATAATCCCTGTTTAGTTCCAATCTCTTCACCACGATTGGTAAAATTAGAAACAGTATCTAAAGGCAAACTTGGCGACGTTTGCTTTTTAATGTTGTAATAAAGAATAGGAAGATTAGAAGGAGCATCACCCCAGTTAAGTAAAACATTGTTATCTATAACTTCTTGCGTAAATTTAGTAACCTCACCAGGAATAGTAACTGTCGCAGTCGTCGAAATCGGAGTTCCATAATTACCATTTATATCCTTTGCTACGACCCAAAATGTTTGAACACCACTCCAATCAACCTGAGTTGAAACTGATAATGCTTTGATAGTTGCAACAATAACAGCATTAGTATTAGAAGTATCTACGACACCATTTGTTACTTGAAAAGAAGAACCTCTTCTGATTTCATAATCTTCAATATTTAACGAACCTTTTGTTGCAGCAGTCCATGACAATTCAAGTTCACTTTTTAATAAAGCATCACTATCTGACTTAAAAGTAGTTTGTATATTAGAAACCGTACCTGGCATCGTAAAAATCAAATCGACATATTCTTCATCCCCATACTGACCCTGAGCGTTAATTGCTCGAATAAAGAACCTCCTATCAGTTTTCCAATTAACAAGGAAAGATAAAGTAGTACCTTTTACTTGTTGTAAACCCGTAGCAGTCTCAAAAGTACCTTGATTAGCAGGGCCATGACCTAATTCATAAGCAAAAGTAGGAGTACTCCCATCTTTCGCAGCCCATGATAAATCAACAGAAGTTCCACTGTTATAAACAGCCGTCAAACCATACTCATCTGCTGCAATGTTGGTGATCGAAACAGCAGTGGCAGTACTAACATTTCCTGCTATATCTACTGATCTAACATAAAAATCCTGCACCCCAATAAAGTCTACTTCTCGCTTATAAACTGTCGTATCTAACTTCTCTAAAATATTTGTAAAATTCTGACCTTTAGAAACTTCATAATGAGAAATAGCATATTTCCCAACAACAGAGACTTGATCCCATGAAAGAACGACATTACTACCTTCAAAAGAAATTGAAACTGGACTCGGTGCGACTGGATCACCTATTTCAATAGCTAAAGAAGCAGCAGTAGTGCTATAAACTTCCTCACTGTCGTAAGCTTTAATCCAAAAATACTGCTCACCAGTAGTAATAAATCCAAGGGTATAAGTGTTAGCAGTAAGCCTTGCGATTAAATTTTCTTCAGCGACTGGATTTGCAGCATTATAATAAGCATTATTAGCTAAACCCCACTCTGCATCTGTTGATCTAATTTCATATCCAACAACGTCTAAATCATCGAAGTCAGGATAAACAGCGACTAACTTATCCCATGTAAAAACAATTCCTATTGATGGATCTATTGAATAAGCAAAATTAGTAATATTACTTGGAGGATTTGATTTACCAGTTGCTCCAATTGATCCCTCTAAAGCAGAACTTGAAGGTACTCCTGTTGCATTAAGACTGAAAATCTTGAACTGGAATGCACCAGCAGTTATATCTGGAATCTCATCATTATTTCCCAACTGTGTATAAACATGCCAAGTACCATTATCTTTCCTCCATCTCACCTCATATTTACTAACACCTAAAACAGTTTTCCATGAAAATACTAACTTTGCTTTTACTTGATTTGCTTGTTTATAAAGCTGTTGAACAATAGTTAATGGCCCCGTAGGAGCAGCAGGAATTTCATTAAGATTACTGAAATCTCTTACCGTTAAAGTTTCTCCTGCTTCAACATTTGCATACTTAGAAGCGTTATAAGAAAGTGCTGAAACCTTATATTCAAGTGCATCTTCTTCCTCAACCGAAACAACTCTCCACTGAGTTGTCTGCAAGTTCTGAGCAGAAGTACCACCAGAAGTTTCTAAAACCCAAACACTATTAGCTTGAGGAACACTACTGAAATCAGTTTCAGCCGTAATAACAGATCCAGAGATATTACTAACTGGCCTTGATTCGACAGTCCCTCCAGAAAGAAGAACATGAATTGTTCTTGTATAACCGACAGAAGAACCTTGCGGCAAATCTGTATCTGGGTTATCTCCAATCGCTATACCATCAGCCGTAATTTGACCAGCAGTTGCTGAAACTATACGACCACCCCTTCTAAGACCAGCTTTTAAAGGATCTGCAACATCAATAACTTGACCAGGCCGAACTAAAATTCCAGCATCCAAGCTACAAGTGAAAGTTACAACTTCAGTTTCGTTTTCTTCTGTATAAAGAAGCCATTTTGCAACTCTTTTCGCCTGTGATCTACTGGTACAAGCAAAAGCTTCTATGTTTTTAGTGATTGCACCATACTTATTAATAATTTGGGTGGCTGCTTCAACTCTTTCATACGCAAACGATCTAAGATCTTTATCAAAATATTTAACTACTACTACTGTTGCTCTTGTTCTCTGACTACTACCCGAATAATTAAAACCTTCAGAAGTAATATTCGCCAGCGTAAATAAGTAACTACTGGACTGAGGCTTGTCTTGAGACATCGCAAGACTACCTGCTGACCAATATGGCATTGCCATAAAGACAGCAGACATTGAATTAATTAAATCAAAAGCTTCTGCTCGACCTTGGATATAAACATTACAGGAAAAACGTGGTTCAAAACCTCCGAATCCATCAGCTATTCCATGTTTACCAGTCGTTTTATGGTAATCATTAGTCGTCCCATTAGATCTGGTGTTGAGCGCAGAGCAATATTTAGAAGCAGCATAAAAATCAAATTTACTTAACCGTTCTGCATTGCCGTTAAAACTCGATTTCTCAGAAGGAGTAAGAATATGATCTCCTAAACCATATCTCTTTGATGTCAAAAGATCCCATAAACACCAAGCAGGATCAGCGCACCAAACAGCCGCTTGGAAAACACCAGTCCAAATCCCATTCTGAGGATAAATAATTGCACCAGTCGTTTGATCGACTGTGACTTGCTCAACTCCTCCAACAACAATTGAAGGGATTCTGATCTTTGTACCTCTAACTAAATAAGCTCTTGTTGGAATTGATGAGAACTGTTCAGCATCAATACGAATACCTACTAAAGAACAATCTGGATAATTTCTACTTGTCGTAGTAACTTTAGTAAAGAAATCCCAGTATGTTTCATTCTGAATCCTAGTTCCATCTGAAGAATTATCTGTTAAACGAATAACCTTGATCTTTGCTTCTGTGAAAGCAGTTTCTGGTAATTTAACTCTATATTGTTTCTTATATTCATCACCAGTTCGACCTGTGATCGTGTCTATTTTCTTTTTGGCATCTGTATCACCGCCTGGATTAATCTCTTGATCGACCCACGCTCCAGTACCACCTGTAGTCGTGATCTGTAATTGAATTTTAATTTTGACCGAAGTACCTACAATGTCACCATCATCTTCAATATGTTGAAGAGCAGGAATCTTAATAACTACACGAATTTCATCAACAGAATCTGAAGTCGTAACAGTTCTAGAGACACCAACAGTATTAGGGTCACTAGCTAAACAAGTCCAAACAAGATCACCATCTGAAGTTGTACCCCCAACTGTTGTATTCCAAGAAGGTTCAGATGCTCCTGAAGATCCACCATCAGTCGTACATTGAAAATAACGAACGACATCACTAATTGTTTTTTTAATATATTGATTTTCAGAGAAGTTATGTTCTTTGATCCAATAACCAGTGTTATTAACTATTTCAGCAGGCAAACTCTCCTGACCTTGAATAGTCGATTCAGCATTATCAAAACTAGGTTCATGCTTTTTATCATCATCCCCACTTGCTCCAATAACCGTTTGATCGCTAGTCCCTTCACGAAACCCGTAACGTACATTCTCGAAGTTATAAGTACCATCACTATTTTGAATAGGAGTATTATTTAGAAAAACAGACTGTAAAGAACCATCTTTTATCCCTTCTATTTCACCCTCAGAAATAAGATCTAATACACTTGCGTAACTTCTACTATCAAGAGAATCTGCCTCAGTAGTCGGTGTACTACCACCACCGCCACCGCCTTTACCACCGCCACCACCGCCAGAACCAATAATTTGTGTCATGTTTAGTTTTGAGTTACGTCAATACCTGCGGAAATAACAACAGATCCTGTTAAGACCTCACCGTAGCAAACAGGAATTGCTGTGCCTGCTCTTCCAGTTTGTTGTATTCCACTGAAGCTAAATTGATTCTGAGGATCTTCTTCTGATTTTGGCGTGGTAGGAGTAGGAGTCAATAATCCAGCTACTCCAGATAAGACCAACAGAAGACCAATATTCCCAGCCATCGCCCAACCAGCTCCTCCAGCAGCCCATGTTGCTACTCCTGCTTGTGCTGTAAACCCAGAAAGACCTAAACTTACACCACCAGTCGTAAAAGCAAGACCAATTAACGCAGCTCCCAAAACAATTCTTCCAACATTTCCAGCTCCAGCAATAACAGGTGTAATACTTATATCTTCCGAACCAATAGGATAACCAATCTCATTTAAAGCTAAAGCAGAACTTCCAACCTCTATTTTATAATGCTGGTTTGCCATGTGCTGCTCTAAAGCAGGCCAATTAGCAACCAAGAAACGAACAGCCTCGGCAGCACTATGAACATCTACTTCAAAAACTCTTTGACCTACAAACTTTGCAAGTTTTCCATATAATTTGACCTTCCTAAGCATGACGCAAAGTAACCCTCCTACCAATACACTTTAATAGCCATTCGTCCAATTGGTCACGACTCGACAATCTTCCTTGTAAATGATGCAAAATATCATTCCCTCCAAGATAAACAGCAACATGATTTAAACCTCGACCTCGAATACTCATTAACAACGCATCTCCTTTTTGCAGTTCTTCATCTAGAGCGAGTTCTCTAAAACCTGCATCTTTCCAACAACCATCAAACATAGGATTCAACCTAAAATCTTCTGGATTAACAGGTCGATCCCAATCCCTTATCTCTTGACCTTGTTCTAAATAATAATCTCTTACTAACGTCCAGCAATCAGCAACACCCCACACCCAAGTTCTCCCTTCCAATGGTGCTTTATATCCAGACGGCTCAAAATAATGCCATTGCTCCAAACTAGGATTCACAATGTACCAAGGCAAACCACTATTTTCACAAGAAGCTAAATCCGCCTGACTAGGAGTTGGTGGTGTCTGAGGATGTGAATGAACTATCGCTAAAATTTCTCCAACATCTTCTGCGGCTGCATAATCTTTTGGATCAAGAATGAATTGATCGTATCGACTTTCAGCAATATTTTTACAAGGCCAATAACATTCTTTCCCCTTTCGTACAATTAATAAACCACAAGCTTCATTAGGATCAGTTTCTTTTGCCGCTAAAAGCGCATCATCTTTCCATGTCATGCGTGGAACACCCCTATACCTGGGAAATCAACAGGTAAACATTGCCTTTTAGGAAGTCGAATACCAGCAAGATCAAGCGCACTACATAATTCAAATTCGACTAATTCCTTATTTTCATTTACTTTCCGATCTACAAAATAGATCTCATCAGGAAATCTTTGACTTGGATCTGGGTCACCATAAGGGTTTCCAAGTTCTTCTCTTTGGAAATTATCATCATTCTCCATTGCAAAAGAATCAGCACCATCTTCATTCTCAAGGAAGGTATCAGTACCAAAACTTTCAGCATCAACAAATCGTTCAAGAGTTCTTATTCTTGTTAATTTTGCTCCTGCTAAATCATTACCTGCTGTCGTTATATTTACCTCATTCAAAATGGCAGTAATTGTATTAAATAAATTACTGACACGCATTGTAGGTCTTGGCAAAGAACCTTT